TCTTGCACCGCCCCCACCGCCCCCATACACCTCGACGAAGGCCTCAACAACGCCAGCCGGAACGGTCCATGTCCCGCTCGATGTGAACACTGCAAAACCATGGGATGCTACAGGAGAGAACGCCCACGGAAGAAGCACCCAGGCCCCGGCGCCGGAATCAAATGCCGAGTTGTACCGAAGATCAATCTGCCGTCCGGCGCTGATTGCGCCTGCCGGAATTGCTACGTCAGTCTGGGTCCGTATGGCTTTTGAACCAATAAGGGTCCCCGTAGTCTGGCCGATATTCAGAGTTGAAGCACCACTGTTGGTATTCGCCGGCACGAAAGAGATTCTGGCTCCATTGAGCGGAGCATAAGTCGTCGGCAATACCACGCCTGAACTTCCAGAGATTGGAGTGGCAACATACACGTTAGCCACTCCGCTATCCTGGAAGCCATCGGCCTTTACGCCGGCAATGAACTCGCTGGAGGCAAGCTGATTGGTGCTGCCGCCATTTAAGGCTTGCCCGGAACTGAGCACGGCGGTTTCAAGCTCGGTAGCCAGGTTATTGAATTCCGCCGCCGACAACTGTCCGCTAGGGCCTGCCGTATCGTCTGCCTTTGTCCCGAAATCTTGCATATCATTCCTCCAAATATGAAGAGTATACAGCTATAGCGCTGCGCATCAGCTAACCCTGATGACGGAAAATTTCAAGGTGCCGGACGCAAGGTCTACGGCGGCACCGGTAGTATTTGAGAATACGGCAGTTGCCGAACCTGCGGCGTTTATATAGCCGGTCAGGGTCAGGCCCGCCAAGCTATTGGAGAATGATACGGATACCATATCACCAACCGCTGCTCCGGTAACGGCTGCGGTTGTGGTGACACTGGCGCCATTGGCAATCGATGGAGGATCGTAGGTCGCCGTCACAACTTTTGGTATGTGCCCGAAAGGAGCCCAGGTCCCGGGCGTGCCAGCCGCTGTGTTAACGGCAAGCCCGAACCCGAGTGGCACTGCATTCAATATCTCGAAAACATCGCCAAGCTCGTATGTGCCGGTAGTCGGTAGGGCCGTCCCGAAAAAATGCCTACCATGGATACCGTGCTGCTCAGTAGTTGGCTGGTTTTGAGTGCTGCCCAAGGCGCCAGAGAAAAAGTTACCGGATAGCGTGCGCAACGACTCGACCGGAGATTTAAATCTAGCACCTCTATCAGTCATACCCCGGCAAATGTTCCCGGTAACAGTATGAGTTGTCTGCGACCCTCCAGAGATGAACAGTCCATATTGCATCTTGGAGGCGGTATCTATGATCACGTTGTCTTGAACGGTGAAATTGTCGCCCAACTGCAACAGGATGCCATTTTTTTCGCCTACCGCCAGGGCGCTGGAACAATCCTTTATCGTGTTCCCGCGTAGCACGCACTCAGTACACGCGGCGGATTCCCTGATACCATTTCTGGCCGCCTCCTGGATAACGTTATTGGCAATCGTCACGCGGTTAAGGCTAACCATGGTTATGCCTTCGCGAGTGGCGTTATAAATGGTGTTTCCAGTGACAACGCCAACAACGATATCGCTAATGTTTATGCCGTCTTCTCCGGCATTCCTGATTGAGTTTCCGATTATCGTGACATTACGCAGCTTGTATGTTGCTGGTGCGGAAGTACTAAGAACGGCAATTCCTTGCGATCCGGTGTTCATTACAGTATTAGAAGAAACAACTATGTTTTCTGCGTGCCTGGCTGGTGTGTCGAAGTTCTGAACTTTGATGCCGATTAACCTAATATCATAAATATTGTTTCCGAGAATGTTCAGGTTGTACAGACCAGACCCGCAATAAATACCATGCTGCCCGACAACTCCATATATCTGATTATATGTTAATGTTATTATTTGCTTGTTGTCACCAGTAACGATGCCAAGGGCAACATTGCTAATAATGTTTCCACTAACCAGCATTCTGTCGCCGTCAGCAACAACTCCATAACAAGCTCCAGATATAACTGGGGTAAGTATTGGAGTCCCAGGGCCGGTGATCTTATTGTTAAGAATTTGACAATCAGCAGCGAAATCAAAAAACACGCCAGCGCATGAGAAGTTGTTAAATACGTTGTTCTCGACGACGATCCGTGATGAGCCAACCCCTCTTACGGCAACCGCCAAAGAAGATGGCGAGTCGTTAAAGTCTGTCCCGACACCCTGACAGATAAAGCCTGATATATTTATGTCTGTTTTTGAGTCGAACCTGAATACTTCTTTCCGGATCGCCGTTTGCGTGATGGTGGCATTGCCACCGACAAGTTGATGACCGGTCCGAAGAGTGAGCTTGTCGGAAATCTTGTAAGAATCTGCGACGTCACCAAATCCAACGATCAATGCAAAATCCAATGCCTTCTGTATGGTCGCGGTCGCGTCGGTTACGCCATCAGGTTTTGCCCCGAATTGCTTTACGGATACCAGCCGGAAAACCACAAGCTTCCAGCGACCGCCGTCCGCCGCAACGATAATGGTGCCGCCGTTGTCGACACTAGTCGTATCGCTGGGGTCGTACCAGTACGCGCCGCCGCCGCCGTCTCCGGATGCGTAGTAGCCCGTCACGAACGCATTGACAGACACGGACGTCTTCAACAAAAGCTTGAGCGCAGCTATTGTTGGAACGACTTGATTTGCCCTGCCAATTTGCGCGGCGCCATTTCCAGCACTTACCGTATCAGATAGCTCAAGTCGTTTGCTATTGAGATATTCCGATCTGTTTAACAGGGACTGGGCCTGCGCATTAAGCGGGCCTCCAGGACCGGCCAACAAAAGCTCGGTAGTCGGGTGCTGTACGACGCTATCAAAGGATGCTACCGGCGTTAAGTCTGTCATGTGATCTCCTAGGCTGGCACTTGAGTGCCGGTCATAGCGTACGTCCCATCCATTACAGCAAAGCCATCCATGAGCAGCGGATCTGGAACAGCGGGTCTTGCCGATTCAAATATCAACAATACGGTAGCAGAAACGATCTGCCTGAACAGGCATTCGATTATTTGGTTCGGTCCGAGCAAAAAAGGAAGGGGAAATCTGTATGGGAAGCCGCCTATAGTGTCGTTGAATATTACGTGGAGCTTGAAATAAGAGTTGCCTACTGAGAATCTTGCCGGGAAGTCCAGGGCGAACATTTCGATATCTGGCCCGGGGGTAACTGTGATACTTAGCCCTGTCAGCTCAAAGGCCAGTTGTTCAAGTTCTTCCTTTGTCACAAAAGGAATTTTTCTCAGCCGAAGGATTACCGCATTCCTGCGATCCTCAAGCGATGCCATCTGGCCTATGCATTCCTCTGGAAGCCCGCATGACTTCTCCCAGTCAGGAAGAAGCTGATCAGTCAGGGCAATGTCAAATTCGCGAGCCAAGGTTTCAATTTGTTTTTGGATCTCGCGGAATTCTGCGCCGCACGCGCTTATTGTTGCGTAGACGTTGGTCCCTGGCAGATTTTTAGCCTCCCAGCATCTGCCATCTGGCAGGTTAGATGCCAGCTGACTGGCCGCCCCCTCTATGGTAGGAGCTGTGAATTTGATCATGCGAATGTCACCGAGCCAAGGACGGGCAGGTTGCCGTCAGCTACCACGATACTTGCCGTCGGCGTGGTCAAGGTGAATGACAAAAGGCGCTCACCAGTCACAGTATCACGCGTGTTCTGGATGGCGCCCTGATAACTTGGCGCTGGAATGTCTTCCTCGAACGTCACGCTATCCTGGAAGAATGCGGCTAGCTGATTCTGTATGGAGGTTTTCATTGTTTGTGTGTTTGGGCTTATGGCTGAAAACGCAAAGTCTACTACTTGCGCGACAGGGCCTAACACGAAAACGTCGGCGGCTCGGGTGTGGGCTGGGAGCCGGCCTTGCGTGATTATCGCTGCCTTTGTCTCATCCAAAACACTTTGCGTTGGGATGATATTTTCATCATCGTCCCTGATAACTATCACCACGACCTGGCCGGCAGCGGGGCTGTATGCGGCCGTTCCTGGAGTCCCGCTACCGAGGGCTGTCACCGGGCTCTTCACGAATACCCGCGTATTCCCTGGCACCGTGCGCGCTGCAATCTTGATCTGATCAGCGGTAAATACACCGCTGATGTTTGATCGACTTTCGATAATACGGTCTCGATAATCGATATCCGTTTCTATATCTGCCCCCCCGCCTAGCGCGCTGAACTGAACGTAGGCAAGGGATGCTAATCCGGCAAGCGAGACATTCAGCGTGGCGCCAGCCTGCATGTTCGTGCCCGGCCCGGTCGTCAACGCCTGGACTTCTAGCGATGCGAAGTCACTGGTCTCCGTAATAGTACCTGTAGCCGGCGTCGCTGGAGCTCCAGCTACTTGATAGGTAAATGAGTTTGCGCCAGTAACCGTGACAAGGAAGACACCGTTATAGGCCGGCTGCGTGGCACCAGATATGGTTGTCGACATACCGGTGGCCAGCCGATGCGGCGTAGGAGTCTGCGCCGTGGCGGTAGTTCCTGACCTGGTAATAGAGGAAACCAGCAGTGCCACGGTCTCAACAGCCGCAGGCGACAGAACGCTGTACGCAACACCGTTGGAGCCAACGAACTGCTCGGACGCGCCGATAACAGTTCCTACGGTTCCATTTAGGCTGACGAACCCAGCTGCTCCGGTTGCTGGGTTTCTCGGCAGGTCTTCGTACGCCCCCCAGCGTTCTAGGTATTCCCCTGTTGCTGTTTGCGGAAACAGTTCTTGCTCAAGATCGCGGACGACAAACCCGAGGGCGTGAGCCATGGCACCGCATCCATCAATAAACCCACGAGCCCATGACCCAAATACGGTCGGATCAACATCCGGCAACTGGCGCCGAAATTCAGCCCTGGCAATCTCAATGAGCTGCTCAAGTGTTGGGTATGACAGAGGCATTCGTCGCCCTCCAAAGAGTCTGGTAGCGGCTCACGACGTTGGATGTGTCCGTGATCCGAATGGCAATAATTACGGCTCCCGATGCGGAGCGAGACAGGTCAACCAGTACGCCAAGCGCCACGCCATCATCAAGCATCCACTGGAAAGCTGATTGCGCCTCCAGGCGAGCCAGGTTAAGCGTCTCCTGAGTGATGCGCGCCTGATCAAGTGCCCACAGGATTGACCCGAGCTGACGCATGGTAGAGGCGGTCATCAGATTGCCAATCCAGCCTCGACGATTCTGCGGCTCGGCTACCAGTGCGGCAGGTGCGCGGGCATCAGTAAACAGGGACACCGGGATAGCCGTCTCAAATCCTCCAGCCGAAGCGAATTCATTGCCTTCCACAACAAAGTCGTAGAGGCCATCGCTATTGGCTCGGATGAGGACGTCTTGCATCTGGTTGCCTCGTTACGTCTCAATGAAATCGCTGGCGGTAACTATCCCTGTAGTAGTGATATTTCCGCCGCCGTCAATGATAACGCCATTGAGGTTTATTTGCGCGGCGGTCGCCATCAAGTTGCCGGAAATAGTTGCCGTCATGTTTCCGGTGGCAGTGACCTCGATATTCCCGGTAATGGCGGCAATCAGGTTCCCGGCTTCCGTGAACACTTCGATGTCGCCATTTTGCTTGAATATGACGTGAGACTTGGTCAGGTAGTTAACGAGCGCGACTTCGCCCTCCTCCAGATCGCGGACAGGCCGCAACTTTGGATGATCAGCCAGCCCGATAGATGCTGATTCTTGGCCGTTCTGAGGCAACAATAGAACCTGGCTCCCGGCTGGCGGATTGCTGACCAGTCCGTAGATGCCGGCTACCTGGATTGGCTGCCCGGTCCTGCCGAGCCATGTGGCTGTGCCTCGCCGAACGTTGCCGGAATCATCCACGGATTCGAGCATGCCAGTCTTCAGTCTTGCATCTTTCATAGGAACCCCGCGAACGGATCTTCTTTGCTCTTGCGTCGACTCTTCCGGCTTGGCTTGGCTCTGGCTCGATATGCATCTGGCGGACTGCACCCAACAACGGTTTCCGAGCCGCCAGAAATATCGATTGACGTGGCGATGGCGAACATCAACAGCTCGCCTCGGACACCATTGTAGTCGTCGAAAGCGTCAACCAGATAACCGATATTCCATGGTGACCCGTCAACCTGCGAGTCTCCGACAAGCGTTGCCGTGTAGGTCAATCCCTTGGCTCGGCGCAGGTTGGACTCTTCTTTGGCGCGCTCAGTACCTTCGCCGGATGTCATGGACTGCTCGCCCTGGATCTCCAGGTAGCGCGACGTCCTGATCTCTGGATCGATAGCGGTGCCAGTGACCGAAACCGATTCGGCGTCATAACCCGCTAACGGGTCGGCCGCCGTATTGCTCTGCGTGCGAACCACGTATTTGTTGAATCTGGCACTGACGTCAAGCACGAGCTCAGCACTCTTGACGTTGTTGTTCGGGCCGGCATGGCGATGCAGCAACTGCGTGCGAAGCTTCTGGTTTCTTGGCTTGAATATCACCAGGTCGCCATTGCCATTAGTGATCAGGTAGACCTGACGCTTCCTGGCAAACGAGACCAGGAAGTCCATGCACTTCTGGCCGCTCTCGGCAGCCTGAAGGTCATCAGCGCCGAAACTCTCGATGCCACCGGTATCGTCGATAACTTTGATGCCAGCCCCTAGCGCTGCGATGATTCGTTCGGCCATGGCCTTCAGGCTAATAGGGCCCTTGATCGACTTCACGGAGTCAGGAACCGAGCTATCAATTAGGTCGGAAACCTTGTCGCGGCCAGCAATGTTCAGACGGTGTCCATCCAGGCTGCCCGACGCCGTGATCTTGTCGACAAACCCATTGATGACAGAAATGCCGTTGATGATGATCTGCACCCTGTCGCCTATGCGCAACGGGTACGACTGATTGAAAGGGTTGCTGCTGGTGATCGAGAACTGACCGCAGTTGCTATCCAGGGATCGATTGAAGGTCGCCGATTCCCACATTGTATAGGCGATGCCGTTATGCCTGATCTCAAGCATTCTGGCCTCGCAACACTGTCAGCTCGCCAGCCATGGAGACCGACGACACCTGTTGATTCAACTGTCTGATTTGCAAGGTCCGGCTATCCAGGTCGTCAGTGATCGACTCAGCATACAGCAAGTAGGTCAGCGATGGTGCGGCAAGCGGTCCCGTACGAATTATCTGCGCGGTAAGCCATGCCGACTGAGCCTTCTGATCCAGGACAGCAAGGGCGCGAATCCTTAGTTCGTCCATGGCTTCGCGTACCTCGCGATTGGCTGGAACCGAGCCGACGTCCTGGGCATCTACGCGCATCATTTCGGCGAACACGTCTTCAAGGTCGGTGCGGACGGTCTGGATCTGACTGATGGTCTGATAGTCGCCGTTAGACGCCTGCTCATAGGCTGCCACCAGGGCTGCCAAACGATTAGACTCAACGATTGCCGTCCTGCCGTCGTTGCGGTCGATCCGGTCGGTGGTAGTGGCCGCCCAAAGGGATATGCCGGATACCGGAGATACCTTTGAGTCGCTGTCAAAGTCTGACTGGATCAAGGCTAGATTGTTGCCAAACGCATTGGCAAAATTCAGGAGAGCACTTACCGCATCGATAGCATCAAGCCCTTCGCTAATGATCTGCCACAGCCCTGGCGCATCCTCATCGATACCGAAGAACTCAAGACCGAGCTGTATGGGGTCGCCAAGCAGGCCGCCCGCATTCCCGAGAAGGCTCCTGATAGCACTCGTCATTTCGCCAAGGCTTTCGGCATTCATCAGCGATGAGACCGCCGAGAATGTATCGTTGCAGACTGACGTGATGTCAGAAAGCATGGCGCCGAATCCAAGCGAGTCGCCTGGCGCACTGAAGATACCACCGAACGCGCCGCCAATTGCGCCGCGAGCATTGTCGCCGGCAGCAAAGACCATTTCTGGAGCCGGCTGCGATTCAATAATTCCGGCGACGGCACGACTGGTCGCAAACTCAAGTTGGAACTCTATCTCGCCTACAGAGGTCTGCGATGCTGTCTTGCTGTAGGGCAGCGCCCACACAGTCCATGCGCCGAATGTCGGCAACACCAAGCGGCCAGGGCCGGCAGTACGCAACGCATTCTCAAGGGCTTGCCCTCGCTCCAGCCAGTCAAGGCCATGGACGAACGCTGTAACAGTGAAACGCTGCGGGATCTCGCCAAGATCCTCAACGAATCGCTCGTCGCTGTTCGGGAACTCATGGAGCGCCGTCTTGCGGCCACCGCTTGGCAGATCCTCAGACCGAACCGAGAACACGACGCCACGCCAGGATGCCTGGGCAAGTCGCTGGGTATAGACGTCGGTCATTGGGCAAGTCTCACGTTGTTACCGGTCGGCAAGCTCGGCTGCTGAATCGTCGCCTTGGTTCCAGGTTCGGCCTGGACCCTGATTGTACCGCCAACGGTTGTCTGATTGTTTTGCCCGCCAATGATTTTGTCGAGGCTCAGCGCCGAGTTGATATTTGGCGGCGTCAGACTGCCGATGTTTTGACCGGCTCCTGCCATGACGCCCAAAGTCTTAACCTTGTCTTGGGTTCCAACGATCTTCTCAAGGACGGCCAGATAGGCGTCCAGCAGTTTTAGCGGGATAGCCAATGAATAACCGATAGCATCGAAGGCCTTACCAACCAGAGCCAGCACCCTGCTCAGCAGCGGGCTATCGTTGGCTATTTCCGTGAATTTACTGATAAGGCGACCGACCCGATCAGCAATAGATCCTATCAGCTCTGGAACTGGATGGCCTGACGCAACCCAGTCGTCCCATCGCCAAGCAATAGCTCCTCCTAATGCGGCTATTCCGGCCACCGCCAACCCGAGCGGCGAAGCAATCAGTACCAGTGCTGCCGCGACAAATGAGAAGGCTGACCACAGAGCCCAGACAATCGGAACCGCCAGGGTAATAGCCGCCACGACAGCGACGATGCCAGCAGCGAACTTAACGATCTCTGGATGCTCGCGCACAAACTCACGAATCTGCGGCGTAACCTCACGCAGATACTCGCCAAACCGCTTGATATCAGGCGCTAGGCCCTCGCCAATCGCCACCATGACGTTGGTGACGGCGTTCGACATGTTCTTCCAGAGCATCGACAGGGATTTGAGCTTGGAGGCCATCTCGCGCTCCATGCTGCCCATTGCCTTAGAGTCGGCAGCCTTCTTCATGGTGGCGTCGAACAGATCCATGTTGCCAGCCATCTTAATGGCGAACCTGGCCGCCTCGGCGCCGAACATTTTTGTCGCGACGGCAATCCGTTTGGCCTCTGGCAGCTTAGCCAGCTTCTGGAAGACAGATTTCATCGTCTCAGCCGGAGCCTCGAACATCTTCTTGGCGAGAGTCGAAGACTGCATCATCTTGCTGATGACCATGTTCATGCCGGACGCCGCCAGCTCCGGAGATGTCTCCAGTTGGTCGGCGATTGCAGCGAATCCTGCCGCCACTTCTGGCTTAAGGTGCAGCGTGTTGAATGTACCAGACAATCGCTCGATGATATTGATCATACGTTCGCCGTCGGCAGAAGTGGCGTCAGCGACAAAGTTAACGCGATCCATCAGTTCTTCGAGCTGGCCGATATTAAGGCTCATCTTCGCCTTGATCGAACCTAGGGCGCGACCAGCTTCTTGCTCAAGAATCTCAAAAGAAACAGCAGCATTCGCAGTCAACTTGACATAGCGGTCAAGATCCTTGGTATCGATACCAGTCTTAGACCCCTCAAACGCCATGATGGCGAGTTTGTCGGTACTGATACCGATCTGCTCGGACAGCGTCATGAAACGCTCTTCAAACTTCTTGAGTTCGGCAGCAGGCAAATCGGTAGCGCGGCCCATGTCGATCATCGCGTTCTCGACGGCCGCCGTTTGCTTCATGACGGTTGATATGCCGATGCCAGCGCCGATACCGGTAAGCCCGGATGCGGCGGCGCCAAAACGAGAAAGTCTGTTTCTAGTTGATCGGACGGCAGTACCGTGACCGCCTCCAGAAGCGCCAGGAATGCCGCCTTGCCCAGCTCCAGGGCCAAAGCCAGGAATGTTCGGCCTGACACGGTGCATGCGATCAATCTGCTCATTAAAAAGCTTGGCTTGGCTCGCCAGATGATCAAAAGCATTGTTGTGCTGAAGCGCCTTGAGCGCCCCATTCAGGCGCTCACTCCTATTGGAAAGGCGAGTTAAAGCGGTTCCTGTCTTACCACTATCCACGGTCAGTTTTTTCAGGAGAGTATTGGTCGCCTTTAGGGCGTCCTGATTTTCCTTCAGATAACGAGTATGCGCACGAGTGGCGGCGATGATCTTTTGGATCGGGGCCGTGTACTTATCGATGAGCTGATAGGTGTATGCAATGTTGAACGCCATCAGCGGCCCCTTGG